GTTATCTGGAAAAGTATCACCATCTTTAATAGTGTCACCAGTACTTATATTGAAATACCTAGCATCCGCTTCAGTCTCTGTGAAATACCTTCCGTCTAAAGCACCTCCAATTAGTTCACTTTCAGTGTAATACCTATTATCTAATTGACCTGCGTTCAGTTCAGTCTCTGTATAATATCTATTATCTAACTGACCTGCATTTAGTTCGGTCTCAGTATAGTATCTTCCATCTAAATCATAGGAACCTACAGCAGTTACGTGTCCATTAGCATTCAAAGTTATATCTTGAATGACACTACCGTTACTGTTATTAACTGAACTAGCTCCACTTACACTGTGGTTAATAGTGACTTGACCACCTGATTGGGTCTTTGCTAAATCTGTACCAGCTAGTACATCATTTTCTATTGCTGTATCTATCTTGGCATCAACTCTTCCATCGATAGCTCCAGTAGTAGCAACTCTGTTGTTATTGCTTTCCCAAGTTTCAGTACTGATAATAGTTTCAAAACCTGTTTGCCAAGCTGTGTCAGCATCATGTTTAGCTTCTTGAGATAGATATAAAGTTTGTAAAAAGTTTTCATTCAAATCCTGAGATTTAATAGCAGACCCTGCATAGAAGGTAGCTGTTAAATTGTCATCACTTGTATCTCGGTATATTCTAATTAATTTACCGCTGGCTGGTACGTGTCCTGTATTAAATTGTACGGATGTAGCAGTTGGGGTGGTGAACTGTGCTGTATCCGTGCCATCGACTTGTATTTTAATATCGGTGGTCTTGAGATATGGAAATGTAAAATTGTACGAGGTTGCCCCCGTTGATGTTATGTTGTTTTCTGTAACTGCCATTGCGTTTTTGCATTGTTATTTGCGGTGGAATCTTAAAAATTCGTCTGCTTCTGGAATGCGGTTTTTCTTAACTAAACTATCTACTACTTGTTGATTAATAGCACTCTGATTTAGTTGTGGACTTTCTGACATCAATCGAGCCTCTGCTATCATCTTAGCTCTCTTTAGTAACGCCGATAACGTTCTATAAGTTTCCGTAAGCTCGGCTCTTACTCTGATATCGTCATATGTTAAACCACTTCTCCTAAAGGCTCGTAGTTGTTCCATCTCTTTTGCAAAGTATGGATTCTTACTCATCTTTTCTACTTCTTTCCAAAGCTGTTGTTCACCTATATATCTACCTATCTTCTCTCTTTCAGCCGCTGTATATTCTCTTCTTCCTGATGATGTAGTTTTAATTACACCAATACCATCAAAACCAGTATCAATTAACCACTTTCTCCAAGGCTCTTCACCTTGACTTACTTTAATAGGACTAATTGCATTAAGCGTTCTAAGTAGTGGGTTGTCTATATCGTTAATAGGTTGCCCAGTCCAGTAGTCGATCCTTTCAGATAATGCAAGGTTTGCTACAGGAAGTCTATTAGTTACATATCCAGTTAGATCTTTATAAATATCTTTCTGTGATGTAGAAATAGCATTACTTACTACACCTAAAGCACCTGACATAGGAATAGCACCTCTAATAAGGTTTGCTGTAATCCTTTGGAATGCAGCTTCATCGCCAGACATCGCTGCCTGGAAAGGTTCTAAACCATATAAAGGTGTGTTGTTTAAATAAGTTGCGCTCATTGACCAAGTAAGTTTATCAATGAAATCGTGAGTTAATTCTGAACCTAGATCATTCTGGTAATACGCTAAATCTCCAACAAGAGTCAATACTGTATCTACCATTGGTATCCCGTCGAAGTTTACCCAATTACCTCCTATCTTGATAGTTTTAGGTCTCCATCCTTTATCTCTTAACTTCTGTCTTTCTGAACCATTAACAGGACCATTACCTCTTATATTACCGCCCATAGCAAAGTTATATAAGGTGATAGCTGTCATACCTGATAAAGCTAATCTTCCACGATATTCGTTTTTTAGATTCTGGTAATACTGCATAAAATTCGGAACTTTATCAAAATCCTCAATACCATGCTCTCTAAGGGCTAGCTTGATTTTTGTAATATCGTCTCCTGCTGTAAGAATCTTTGAATACTTATTTAGTCCAGGTATTAAAGTTAGTGGAGTGTAGGACATACTCATTTTAAAGAAGTTAACTCCTGTCCTTGGAAACATGAAAAAGTTCTTTAATGCTGGTACTGCTGTAGTTCCTGTATTGATCCATGTAGAAACAGCATCATCTAGGTTTAAAGCAATTTCACCTGATTGATTCTTAGCAAATTCGTTAGTTACTAAACCTTGCTTATCTTTCATAGCTTTAAAGTTTACTATCTCAGCCCTTTTAAGCTCATCGTTTAACGTATCTCCAACAACTGAAAAGCCACCTTTTTTCTCAATAACTTTTAAATAAGCATCTGTTCTTGCTAAAGCAGTAGATGTAAAGGTATCTGTTGCTGCGTCAACTCCAGACATAAAGGTTGTACCAATTCTCATCCATCTCATTTTCGAGACATCTCTATTGGCTTTAGCCCAACCATATTGGAATTGATTTCCTAAGTCTCCACTTTTCTTCCATATCTCATTCATATCATCTAAAACTTGCCAAGTCTGGTCATCCTGTACTTTGAAGTCTTCACGGATAGCTTTCATCATAAATTCAGGATCGTTATGAACCATCTTCATTCTTTTAACTGCGTCACCTATAGCTCTTCTAGTAGTTTCGACAATTGCAGAGTGATAATAAAGTGATCGTCTAAGAGGTTCTATATCTCTTTTAATTACCGACTCAATACCATGACCTAAAATACTTGTCATGGGTTTGAGAATTAAAGCTGATCCATTACCAACCGCTGCTCTTAATCCAGATAATCCAGAGAGAGTATTGGCATATACGACTCCCCAAGCTCCTTTAGCAAAGACATTCATTTTATTAGGATCTTTACTTTTTAAAAGTCCTTTCCAATCCACTTGATCATGCGCCCATTCAAGTAGTTGGTTTAGGGATACAACATCACCATCGCTATATGCAAACGCTTCGATTAAAGGACGCATTGCAAAAGGATCTTGTTCCTCTAGTAATTCAAGATTAATTCTTAATTCTTGGAAATCTTCTATCCTTTTTAATCGTGCAGCATCAAACTCTTTTGCTGTTGTTTCTACTTGTTGACCTGTAAGTTTTGCCCACCATCCTTTATTCCTTAATTGCCATCCAGAAATATATTTATTTAGACCATACTCAGCACTTAGAAATTCCATCTTATCAAGAATCATTTCTTTGATACGTGCATCATCTACTAAATCTCCATATACCATTGAGGCTTGTGCTGTACTAGATACTTCACGGCCTAATGTATCCATCATTCTTGCCGAAGTTTCTGTTACTTCTTTACCTAGATAAAGTCTAGATAGATCTCTCATGGCGAATGCAACTCCTCTAGCTGCATCCTCACTGATATATTCAACAGTGCCTTTGCCTTTACCTAAATTTAAAATCGACTTGTCATCTTTAAATAAAGCCCTCAGATCTGCTCCTGGTGTAATGATGTCTCTATAAATCCTCCATGCAGCATCATTCATCTGTTCTTTTGAACGTCTAATGATACCTACTTTTCCTACATAATCACCAGCTTGCTTGCCTGAATCAGCAATAGCTCTAATTATTTCTCTGTGTAATTTATTTAAACCAATACCTTTCTTAAGCATATTGGTAGTGAGCATGGATGGAGCATCACCTACAGCTAAACCATCTTTAATGACAGTTGTTTCAAAAGCATTTCTAGCAGCCGCTGCAGGGGGAACACTATTTACAGCAGTCTCAGCTTTATTAGCCAAACCTGCATTTATCCAAGGATCATATTCTCTTGGCTGTCCTGGTACAGGTGGAGCCATTTCAGTTAGTTTAGTCTCAGCAACTTCATCTATTTGTTTTAGTTTCGCGTCTTGGTGCCGTTTAACATAAGACTCGGCTGGGTTTGGTGTTGCTGATGAATATCCAGTTTGTCGGATTTGTTTTTTTAAATTAAGTATCTGCTGATCTAATACTCTTCTATCTTTTTTAGTTAGATTCTTAGCTATTTTTCTTCTAGCCATTAATGCAGCTAAAGCTTTAATAGATTCAGGATCTGCATTTTGCATCTCCAATGCTTTCTTATAATTTTTAGCTCTTAAATCTTTTCCTTGAAACCAATGTAATGTAGGTTTTACACCAGCAACTGCATAACCTAAAATATCTGCAGCCCCACTAAGTATGGAACTTTCCAGCATATTCTTTTGTCTTCTGACTGCAGCGGAGTCACCATCTAATACTTTCCAATCCTCTGGTATAGGTAGATTTCCTTGTGGTCCAAATGTTTGAGGGAAGCTATCAGCTAATACTCTAGCTGTATTATCTTCCTCTCCCATATCACTGAAACCAATAACAGCGGCGTCAATAGCAGCGGCTCCGCCAATGTGAGCCATAGCACTTGTCAAAGCTGGTAGTTTTAAGGCATTTACATATTTTGCCCAACCAACAACAGGTATGAATGTAGGTATAGCAACAGAAGAAAAGTTTCTTAATCGTTGTGCCCAAGGATTATCAAATTTAGTAATCCTATCCCACTTATCATCTAACTGTTCTTGTCCAGTTAATTTAGTAGCTACATCAATTCCAAAATCTACAACTCCTAAACCTATTGCACTGGGTATAGCTAAGGGTGTTTTAGCAAAGATACTTTTATTTAAAGCAGATTTTTCTTCCTGTGGCTGTGCTATCTCAGGATTTATTGTAGTTGGAGTTTGTAGTAATGAAGTTTCTTTCTGTGATTGATCTACTGCTCTAGTGACTTGCTCTTGCTGAGGCTCTAATGTACTAACACTAAGCTCTCTTTGTTTGTCAGCTTCCGCTTCGTCAACTAATGACTGCAGAGAACTACCCGTATTTTTTAATTCTTCTTCCATTATAACTCCGTATATTCAAAGTTTCCTGATTCATAATTGAAATACCAACCATAATCTGCTCCATTATCTATTAACCAGTTGGTGGCTTCTGGGCTAAAAGGTATAAGCTCTGGTTTGCCTTCCTTATTTTCTACAAACTGAAATGTTTCATCATTCACCATTCCTCCAGAAACTTGAGATAACTGAGACATGATTGGATTTGAAGCTACTACAGGCGCAGGTGCTTCGTTGTATCCAGGTATGATTAGTTTTTGAGTCCTGTTAGACATATATTTAGGATTAGAAGCTCCATTGTTGTAGATGATTTCATATGTCCTAACTACACCATCTAAGCCATCTATTTTTTGGATTAGTTTTTTAGCACTTGGGTCTGTACTATCTGAAGCCCATTTAGCTCTCCAATCCTCTCCCTTCGGATTAACTTTTATAGGAGGTTCTAAAGTTGCTAATTGTCTTAAAAATAGCTGCTCTGGTGTACCTAATGATGGATCAGCTTTACTTAAGTCGTAATAGATGGCTGGTATATTTACACCTTTACCATTTTCATACGCTATTGCTTCTTGTCTAAGCTTGTTCTCTGATACTAAAGGCTTCTTATCTATAACAGTTTTATCTTGTTGAACTTCTTTTACACTATTTATATAGTCATTTTGAGGGGTAAGATTTGCAGTGTACCCTCTCTTATACATACTTTGAGGTACAAATGATTTAAAAAATGTCTTATTCTTTAATGGGCTATCCATTTTAATTGTTTTATCTGTCATACCATCAACTACTTCAAATATTTTGTCACCATCAAGGATTAGTTTCATCACATAGTCGTAAGCTTCTTTAGACGCTGTACCAGCATCTTTACCACTGTACTTTCTTAGTGAATAACGTTGCTGGTTAAACATCTTTATGGCTTCCTGGTGAGCTAGGTTTAAAGTTAAAACAGAATCATTACCTAAAACTTGCTCTTCACCTAATGCACTCTTTAACTGAGATTTGAAATCAGCTTCACTGAGTTTGTCGGATTGAAAAGAGCCTCTAGCTGCTTCTTCATTATCCTCAATTAAATCCAAATAATATTTTCTATCGTCTTTGTTAGTTAGTAAAAGTACCTCATCTTTATGGAAGACTGATAAAATTCCAGCTTCTTGTGCTTCGTCTAAATCACTTTTGATCCACGCTTGATCTTGATGTTGAATACTACGAGCTTCGTAGATATTCATAAAGTCTGTATTATATCCCTGCAGTTCTATATCCTTTCTAACTTTTCTAAAATTTTTTATATCTAAATCCCAATCTTTATCAATCCAAGCTTTTGTCTCCTTTTCTACCTTATGCTGTCTAACTGCGTTTGCTGCGTTCTCGTCCCTTGCTATTTCAGCTTCTTGTTTTGCTCTAGCTGCGTAGAGTTCTGGAATTCGTTGTGGAAATTTCTCACCCCAAGTTTGACCCCATTTACCATCTTTATCCTTAGTTCTAAAGTTTAAGGCTTTTTCTACATCTGGTGTTAATCTTGGATCAGCAAAAACTTCAGTAAATAGATAGTGTACTCCTTCAGCTTTGTTGCTATATGTTGTTCCATTTGAATAACCATATTTCTGTCTGAATAAGTCGTAGGTGGTTTCCTCACTTGGTTCAATTCTATATGCTGCTAACCGTTGGCTCATAAATTCATCATTCTGACCTTTTACATAACTAGCAGTCATTTTAGTTAGAATTGCATTTCTACCTTTTCGCATTTCATCATGCGCTTCAGTAAGGAATTCAGAACTTAATCCATATAAGTTATGCGCTCTTAAGTAATCAAGATGGATAACTTTTAAAGCTACAGCAGCACCTTCGGGATCAGTTATTCCTAATCTGTTGAGTTCTGTTTGTGCGTGCATACCCCAGTTTTCACCAGCTAGCTTTGCATAAGCTTTTAATCTTCCATAATCTCTTGCTTGGTTAAAGCTTCTTATTTGACTAACACTACGAGGCATTGCTCCACGAAGAGCTGCCATATCAGCTTGGCCTTCTATTTGAGTACCATAATTTTTTAGAATCTGCTCTGATAATGCTTGCTTCTCTCTAACATTAAATGGAGTACCTTGAATTAAAACTTGATGGTATTCATCATCTACAGTTGCTTTAATATCCTTATCTCTAATAGACAGCAAACTAGTAGCTAATGTCTCACTAAATTTTGATAAACTCTCTACTATACCTGGGGCTTCAGATCTTTTTAGAGCTGCAGCTTTGTTTTGCCTAGTAGTGTTTATATTTTGATTTAATGCTTCTCTTTGGTTTTTATATGAATCTTCTTCAATAGAGAATATATCTCTTAGATTCTTTTCTTGCTCAGATTGTGCCCTTTGCAAGTCGTTTTCAGATTGTCTATTTCTCTGTTCTAATGCTCTTAGATTATCTCTTAAGCCACGTATGACTTTATCATCTCGCTCTTGCATTTTTTGCAGAGCAGCATAGCCAGGATCACTCTCTTGAAAACCTTTCCTTTGGGCGTACCCTTGGAATTTAGTTTTAGCCATTTTAAATTAATAGTAAGTTATTTAGAATCCTATGATTTGTTCTAAACCACCACCAAACTTCTCAGTCTGTCCTCCAGTTGGAAGAATACCTACTCCTTGAGTTTGACCTCGTGGTGTGCCTGAATAATTATTTGCAAAACTGGAAACAGCGGATGTAGCAGCATTAGCAAATATACTTCCCCAGGATGGTACTTGTATTGAAGATTGACCTCTTATAGGTGTAACTCCAAAGTCAAATTCTTGTAATTCTCTAGGTAGTTGATATTCATTTATTGGTGTTGATAGAGGTGCTAATGGAGCAGGTGCGTATTCAGGTTTAAGCATTCTCCTTGCATTAGCATTTGTATTAGCTTGATCTAATTGACGACTAATATCATTCAAATTACTTCTAGTATTTTTAGCTGCACTAACCATAGAAGAAGTCATTATCGCTTGGTTTGCACCTAAAGCATACATTTGGGCCTGAGCAGCTTTTTGTCCACTTCTACCTTGAATACCTGATGCTGCTAAAGTTCCTGATGCAATTAAATCTTGAATAATATTATCTTCATTTTCATAAGCAAATTTTTGCCTTTCTTCCATCAGAGCAGATATTTCCCTTTCCCTTGCACTAGCGGCTGCTCTTGCATTTAACGATAAAGAATCTCTAAATAAATTTTCTGATTTAACAAATTGTTTATCTAATTGCTTATTTTGATAATCATATATAGCTACGGATTGGTCATATGCTCTTTTATTGTTTAAATCTTTAAATTCAGCAAATTTTCTTTCATTCTTTTCTCTTAAATTTATACCTCGAACCGTTTCGTCACGCTTGGCTATTGTCAAGCTTTTATTCATATTCCAGCCAGCTTGCTGCTGAGCTAGCAATTCGTCAAGGTATTTATCATCTTCTTTTTTGGCTTTTTTAGCGTCTTTTCTGTTTTGACGACCTCCCAAGTAGCTTACCGCTGCTGATCCTAAAGCCCATGCCCATGCTGCCATATCTTAAGTCCTCCTATAAAATCTCGGTGAATAGTTTCCTTCCCACATCATCGAGTTAAGAGAGACGGGAAATGGTGAGTCATTAAATAACCTTAAAGTAAAATTTTTACTTCTTTGATGTATTGGTACTGTGAACACAGTTGACTCGTCTAGTGGTACGTCATCAGCTAAATAGGTGTTGGCTGATGTTGTTGGTTGTAGTTGATACCATTCGTCTAAATAAATTACAATTTTATCTCCAGTACCAGGAGCTGAACTAAAACGTATTTGTGTATCACTTAAAAAACTAAAAGCTGTAGAAGTAACATTATTTATTTTTACTTTTACTTGGTTTCTATCAACATAATCTAAATCTTCTTTAGACCAGTTGTAGTCAGTAGTGGAATTATCGCCTATATATTCTCTTTTACCTGCAAACCTTCCAACTGCATTTAATTTAAAACCCATTAAACCTGATAAACCTACATCAAATTTAAGCCTTGCAATAGTTAGGTTAGCTGTGAAGTCTGAATTTTTCCCATCATCATCTAAGTTATAAAAAAGTTCTGGTAGAATGACGTCAAAATCGTAAGCATATCCTACATATACATTATTAGCGTTACCCGATAAATCCTGACCAGGAACAATAAAAAATGTACCTGAACCATCAGTACCAACTTCAGGGCTAATATTAAATCCTGAATTATTATAAGTTCCAGCGGCTGTTGTGCCACCTACAACAACTAATGGTTTTTTATCAGTAAGATTTGCAAAAGGTATATAGCATTTAGATCTATCATTAGCTGAGTCGTAAACTACCGATGTTGCTTGAGCATACAAATCTACACAAGGGTTAACTTTTTGACCTGCGTTACTAATGATAATAGACGCCTCTGGGCTTTGAGTTAAATTAGCTTTGGATAAAGTATATTGATTACCTTGTTTTGTAACCGTGTACATATCATCTTGATCAACAGCTATATACTTTACAAGCCCAGGTAGTTTCCATTTAAACCAAGACTCCATAAGTAGTTGTTCACCATCTGTGTAAGTCTTATAAAAGAATATTTCATTACTCGATTGGCTAGACATTGCTATGAAATCATTCTGTACACTAGCTATTAATGTATCAACATCTATTGTTATCCATTCATTTACAACTCTTCCTATATCTAGTATAGCTGGGTTTTCTTGTAGACCTCTTGTTTGATATGAAAATACTCTCGTATAATTAGGAGTTTTACTGATGAAATTCATATGAGTACCTATATCGATAGGCTCAACTCCATCATCCATTTCCATGTTTGAAATAGGTCTTATTTTTGTAGCGGTTGGTGTTAAAGGCCCAGCATCTGAATACATTAAAAACTGTTGGCTTTTACTAAATAAAACCAAACCTTGTGTTGTAGGTCTTACTGCATGTAATAAAGCTGGTCTAACCGATGTTGCTGATAAATCAACAGGATCACCATCTGTAATAGTCCTTGCAGTTGTGTGATAAAAGTTAAAAGGATCAGCAGCCTTACTCATACTGACATTATCTTCAGTTAAAAATCCTAATCTATTTGAATGGAAAAATGCTTGTTGAATAGTTTTGCCTACAAAACTTGGATGTTTGTTGGTGATATCATCTCCTACATTTCTATCTGTATAATCCCTTTCTCCAAATGTAAATGTATTTGTTCCTGTACAAAGCAATACATGAGGCATTGTGCTTTTATTTAGACCAGGAGATACACCTGGACCTATTGTTTCTTGCCAGTAACCAAAATCATTAACTCCATTATTAGCAACAAACTTTGCATAATAATTATCTTGATCTGTATTCCGTGAATTGATTATTTCAACTACATGTCCGTGGAAAGAATGTGGAGGCAACCATGAGGGATCGTCAGCCCAATCTTGATAGACAACAATTCCTTTATTATCTTTTCCACCTTTTGCAGTAAGTGTAAATGCTGTTCTTGTTCCACTTACAACTCTATCTATCTGAAGAGATGTTCCATATATAGTTGCTGTTATACCACTAACTCCTAAACCCTGAATAGCACTTCTTAACCCTGCTAATACCTCATCATAACCATCTGTAGCTTGAGAGGTGTAGGTTGCTGTTTGCCCAGCTACAGTAGCAGTAAAGGTTTCACTACCCATTTGTGAATCTGTACCCAAAAGTAAAAGAGTACCTCTAGTTTTTGCAACAAATGCAGGCGCAGCTTGTGCAGTTATAGTTACTGTATTATTAGTAATTAATGTACTGTCATGTACTGTTAATACGTCATAATTTACTTTGGCTCCTGTTAAATAGCTGTGTGCCCCCAGAGCCGAACTTGTTGTTGTATCTGTAATAGTACAAACTGCTCCTGTATCTGCATTCCAAATATGGATAGTCCCATTTGTGTTGCCATCTTTGGGAGTTATGCAACCTATATATTTAGTACCATCACCTCTATTTATATAAAACCATTTACTTCCATCTAAGTCTACTCCACTGTAGGGTGTATTACTTGAATTTTTTAATACTGATAAAAACTTAAATCCTGGTCTCTTTGTTAAACCTGTAGTTATGTCGGGAAATCCATTTAAACATTCCCTTACCTGTCCTGGTAGTTTTTTACTATCAGGTTGTTTTGATACACCACTTAAATAGTTATGTATTCTTTGTGTTACGGCTGCCATTATCTCATAAGTGCTTTGTAAGGTTCGTAGCTTATATATGGTTCTGAACTATCTGGCTTACCGAACATGGAATAATCACCTTGATTACATTCATATTCCATTGCCATAGCTCTAGCATATGCCTCTTTTTGTTGGAGCATTTCGTATTGAGTTTTATCTCCAACTATGCGACTTGATACAACGGTGGAAGCTCTAGCTGTTATGTAATCTTGTACTGCTCTTGGAATATCAACCCAATCAAACAGCCATAAAATATCGCAATCTATAGGACCATCTTCCCATAGAAAAGTATGATTCTCTTTATCATATAATTTCCCGCTTCTTCTAATAACTTGCTTATTTGAAGCATTAGAAGAGCTTAAATCAATTTGTAATACATTATTAGGAATGACAATCTCATTATTTGTATCTGGTGTCATTACATAATGAGGCTCTGTATTAAAAGCCCAGCCCTCACTTTGTACCTCTCTAGATACTTCTAGTAGAGTTTGATATGCAATCGCAACGTCTGGGTTGGTTTCATCTAAAGT